TGGGCTGCCGAACGCATCGCTCGTGAAGTTGAAGAGAATGAGATGATTGAAGAGAGGACAGGTGTAAGGAACTACCAGCCACCCACAGTTATGGGTAAGTCATATAATGACAACGAAAAGGTAGAGGCCGTAGGAGCTGTTGATTTTTATAGGGACAGGGGTATGAAACTTTTGTCAGCCTGTGAAGAGTACGGCATATCTCCATCAAGTTATCGTAAATGGAAAAAACAATACAACCTACCTAAATATGAGTGCAAATGACCTACCTACCTCAAAATAAACTCAAGGAATACAGAGAGGCTCATAAGCCAATTAGTTGTCCTATACTGGACATAAAAACAGATGACTGGGTAGTGGATCACGACCACCAGACTGGCCTTGTAAGAGGTGTCATATCCAGGAAGGCCAACAGTCTTCTGGGTAAGGTTGAGAACTTTTACCTAAAGATGTGCAAGGGACAGAAGGAACAGCTACCAAATACCCTGGAGGCAATGGCCTCCTACTTGGAGCAGGAGACTTTGGATGTCCTTCATCCTGTAGGACTTACACAACTTACAAAGAAATTTAAATATAGTTTGACAGCCCACCAACAGGCATTAGAACTAAAAGCTATAGGGGGGAGCGAAGCTGATATAGGTTCTTGCAGGAATCAAAAACAGCGAGCCGAACTCTACCGTTACCTAATAAAAAATAAATATGAATAACTTAAAGTTTGATCAAAATGTACCCGATGTCTTGTTTGACCTCGTTTTAGATATACAAAATAACTTGGATTTAAATAAAGTAATTACTGAATACGCAGGTATAGGAGAACCTGATGATATCAGCACTAGATATAGGAGTCCCTTTGTTGATGATGATGACGGCAGGTCATTGTACGTTCACAATGATAGAAAATATTGGAAATGTTTTAAGACAGGTGCTGGTGGAAATGTGATTGAGTTCTTAACATATATTGCTTATGGTCTTGAGCCAAATTTTAACAATTACATAACAGCTTTAAATCAAATTATATCTGACTATAACTACAATCTTAACTATGAAAGATAAAAACATAAGACAAAAACTACAGGGGATTCAGTCCTCTTTGAAAGCCCCAAAAGGGCAGACCAATAAATTCGGTGGCTACCGCTACCGATCCGCAGAAGATATCCTTGAAGCACTCAAGCCACTGCTTGGTGAATGGGGATGCAGTCTAGTAATCCAGGATGATATGGTTGAGGTCGGTGGTCGTGTATACGTCAAGGCTACAGCCAACCTGATTGACAATGAGGCTGAGTCAGTCCTCAGCACTTCGGCCTTTGCTCGTGAGGCAGAAGCCAAGAAGGGTATGGATGATGCACAGATAACTGGCAGTGCTAGTTCCTATGCTCGTAAGTACGCATTGAATGGACTCTTTGCTATTGATGATACCAAAGATCCAGATGCCACCAACACACACGGCAAGGATAGATCACAAGCTGTGAATCAACCGACTGAATTTTAACCCAACATAATAATATGGAATACGATAATACAAACAGCGGAGCATTCTTTGTGAATGACCGCAAAAAGAAAGAGACGCACCCTGACTACACTGGTAAGATCAATGTAGAGGGTAAGGACTACTACCTCAAGGGGTGGAAGAAAACATCAAAGAACGGACTCAATATGATGTCCCTAGCTGTGGACCCAGTACAAGAGAAGGCAACCGCTGACTTCAATACTGACTCGCCGTTCTAAGCAATGTCCTCATTCGACAAGGACTGGTGGGAAAAGTTCCGCTGTGAAGAAGTAAATACCATCCTGGAAATGACTGCTCACAAGAACAACGACTACACTGGAGGAGAGACCTGCGATAATCCATTCGCTAACTTCGATGGTTCTACCGACTTTGGTGTTCATCCCCTGACAGGAATCTGTATACGGATGCAGGATAAATTCCAGAGAGCTAAGGCTTTCTGTGCTGATGGATCGCTTAATGTTAACACAAACGGCGACCAATCCAAGGACATATTTCGTGACCTAATTGGCTACTCATTGATAGCCATAGGGATGCTCGAAAGAGAAGAAAACAAGTAAGTCCTTGTGCTAGAATGCTTGGCTCTCCGCATCCTGCGGAGGGTTCAAGTGTTCAACATTCCTTACCAACGAAACAAGTATGACTAAATTTAAAGAAGCAGCCCAGGTGTCCATTAATCTACATAATGAAATTGATTCCTACAAGCTACCCCAAGATATCCGCATAAAGCATAATGCACTAGGTCAACTACTTCGTTCTCTGTTAACTGCACTTGAAGATGAACGACTTCGACCTGACGACATACCAACAGCCACATAGTGTAGAGGCTGAAGAGAAGCTGATAGCTTCCTGTTTACTGGAGACTAATCCAGAAGTTTATGACAGCGTTAGCTCACAGCTTTCGCCAGAAGATTTTTATACAAAGCGTTGCCAGTACCTGTTTGAAGCCATTGGTGCATTAGCAGAACAACGCAAGCCACTTAACGAAGTAGCAATTACTGAGCATTTAAAAGCCACAGGAGGGCTTGATGAGGTCGGAGGCATAGTAGGTATACTTAACATAATGAACTGCGCTTCTACGGCAACTGAGGCGCAATTCCTTGTGCATACACTGGTAGAAAAGTCAAAGCTACGTAAGATACTGCGTGCATCCAGGATAGCAGCTGAAGAAGCTGAAAGCGAAAAGTTGGAGTCCCAGTTAATTCAGTCCAAACTTGAGGCTACCATCAACGACATACCAAATGAGTCCGACAAGGAGTCCAACATAGGTACATCTGCTCGTTGTGTTATTGAGGAACTTGAAAGCATCAGGGACGGTACATTTCAACCAGATGTAGTAAGGACACACGCCAGTAGGTTGGACAACTATCTAGGTAATCGAGGTATAGCAGCAGGTGAAGTAATGACAGTAGCAGCACCTACATCCTGCGGTAAGTCAGCCCTAGCTTTGTTCATAGCCCTACAGGCTGTAAAGAAGGACGGCCACAGCTGTCTTATATTTTCTTTTGAGATGCCACAGAAACAACTGACCAAGCGTATGATACAGATTATGTCAGGTGTAAACCTGCGTACCGTTGAAGAGAGGACAGCTTCAGAGGTACAGGTACAGCGTGTCAAAGACATTGCAAAGGAGATTGAAACTTTACCGATTCACACGGCGCATTCAGTGCGTGGCGCTGATGACCTATTCAGCCAGACTCGCAGGTACGTTAACAAGAAGGGCGTAAAACTTGTGGTCATTGACTACTTGCAACTAATACCATTTAACTCAAACAAGATGAGTAAGAATGATGGCATAGCTAACATCTCTCACCGCATCAAACAGATGGCGCTGGAGCTAAACATAGCTGTGATACTACTGGCTCAGGTTAACAGAGAGGGTGCAAAGCGTGGAGCTTTGGATGTGTATGACCTCAAGGACTCAGGCGATATTGAGAATGATGCTGACGTTGTACTAGTAATGTACCCATCAGGAGGTGACGTTGAGTCCAGCAAGGACAAGGACTACAATGGACCTTATACAAATTTAATATACAAGTTAGCCAAGAACAGAGAAGGGGAAAGAGGAGTCGAGGACTTCTTTAAATTTTATCATTGCACAGGGAGGTTTTTATAATGAAAGAAACAGAAGTAGCTCACGCACTAATGGACGCTTACCCAGATATGCCTAAGCTACGGCCAGCCATTGATAGAAGCAGCCCCTTTGACTTCGAGAGTGATGTGTACCTAGTTGAGATAAAGGTACGCCGTAAGGCCTATGACCCCTGGGTGATTGAGGTAATGAAGATTGACACCAACATAGGCATAGCGGAGTCAGTAAAGAAACAATTTATTTATGTAACCGTTTACAAGGATACCATCTACGTATGGAACATAACCAAGATGAAGAGGGATGACTATGACTTCGGTATAGAGAAGCGTGGTATGCCTCACACAACTGACTTTGGAGGCAGAGGTATGATCACTAAATTAGTAGGCTATCTTTGGAATAAGGACGCACTTGAAATTGACATCAGTAAAAAATAAACCAGTATGAAACTATGACAGACAAAGATTTACAATACAACCTTGAAAGGGTTCAAACAAAGATCGAGATGATACGCCAGGAGTCCAGGGTTCTATCCTACAAGATTGATCGTATGATGGAACAACGTAAGAAACTACAGACCGAGAAGCGTCAACTGAAGGATCTAGTTGAATCCTACAATGTATAATAACTTTGAGGTAAGCTGACGGAGTAATCCACAGCGGGAGTTTTAGCAGTGTAGTTCTCCTATTTGATTCCTCAGTGGTAAGGTAGCCTCACCCTTAGTTGATTGGGGGTGGGGCTTTTTATATAGCACCAGCAGGAATCAAGAACGGACGTTCTCCTTCACGTGACCTTCTCATATATTCTCTGCGCTCTCTCTCCTTTTGGAATCCAAATATCCTGTTTATAACATCAGAGAATGGTAGTAGGGTAACAAACTTACTTTCAGTAATTGCCTTCTGCCCAGTTGCCACACGACCCATTTCGCTTGTAATATCAACAAACTGTTGAATAGCTACTGGTGTAACAAAGTCCAATGAAGCCTGGCCGAGACCTTCCTTACGTGCCTGGTAGGCTGTGTATCTGCTGATACCAGCTATACGGAAGATGCCATTGAAAAGATAGTCACTCATATACCCAATCCTTCCAGCAAGGAAGTCCTTGAGTGCATCCACTGGAAATCCAGCCATAACCATAAATGTAAGTAACAAAGCTAATTCTTTTGATGCCTTTATTCTTTGAGCTTTAGTTCCTCTGGCCATATTTACTAACATACGATCCTTAACAAAGTTAAGTTGCTTAACCATAAAGGACTTCATAGCTACAAACAATCTTAGGTTAGGGTTGTTAACAATACCTAGAGCCATTTCAGCCTGTGTTAAAGGTTGTGTCTCAGCCAGTTTGTTAAACAGTAGACTACGTATGTAGGCCGAGTTTCTTTTACCCTCCTTCAAGTCAGCAATAAGTTTTACCTGCTCCTGTTCACTGTAACCCATAGCTGTTAACTCAGCCACAAACTTTTTGGAGTTACCAGATTTGCGGTCCTTGTAGTAACCACGAGATAGTTTTCTGTATCGGTTGTAGTTAGCAGTAAGGTTGGTCTCCTTCATTATCTGGTCCAGCTTGGTAAACCCAGTAGCCTTTAGTCCAAGCCTAACAGCTTTTTCTAAAGCCCTGTTGTCACTTGCGAACTCAGCGCTGACCTGTTGTGTGTCAATGCCGAAGTCCTCACCCTTGAGTCTTTGTCCAAACATAGCTCCAGCTGTTCCAAGCACACCGTTGTCCAGCATAATAAATGGAAGGTCATAAAGCTGTGACAGTGTTGATGTGAACTCAACCAGAAGTGTGCCGTATCCAAATGTTCTTGCTATTTGTAAGTAAATCCTTTCACCCTGCTGTGCAGTTAGAATCATTCTAAATATGTCAGGCACAGTACCGTCAGCATTCTCATTAGATATTTCACCATTAGCACGAAGCTCCTGTATTAACTCACCAAGCTCACTGGCAACTGGCACTTTAATCTTGTCACCCTCAGTTGTAAATCTACGTCCTACTAATTTAACATTCTCTGTTGCTGACACTATACCGAATATGTAGTTCTCCATTGCTACCGATGGGTCCTCGTAAGCATCCAGTAAATCATCAGGAATGACGTCATCTAAATATGCAGTTCTTTCTTTTAAATTACCAGGAATCTTTGAACCACCACGAGTCTTTGTACCCATTGTAAACACATCCCACTGCTGTGCCTCGAATGCAGCTGTTCTGTCGGAACCAATTTCAATAACTACCTCTCCAGCTAATTTTAAGTCAGCCTCAGTTGGAACTACATTGGGGTCTGGATTAAGTTGGGCTGCTAACACACGGCCTTCAGCCTCTTGTATTTTTCTGTTTCTCTCGTCAATGTAATTTTTAAAGGCTTCATTTAGTTCGTTGCCAGAACGTTTTTTAATTTTATCAAGATCCTTAATCCTGCGGGGCATATACTCAGGCAAGTAACCAATCTCTAAACCCTCAGCCTCCAGGTTAGCTCTTAGTTCATCAAGCACTGGACGCACCTCAAGATTGTAATCATTGAGCATATCGTACTTGCGTAACAATCTATTTTGTTCTTGGATGAGTGGATCATCTGCGGGATCACCAAGTGGACTGTACAGAAGTAACTGCTTGAGTCTTCTCTTGTCCTTTTCGTTTTTAATGCCTCTGTATTTTTTAAAGAATGGTGCAGTCCTTGTTTGATAATTAAGTACACGTCCCTGTATTGCACCGTAGTAATCCCTGACAAGTCTCTTTAGTCGAGGGTGTATCGAGTTAAGCAAAGAACTTAATGTAAATAAATACTTACGTGCAAAGTTAATGTTCAGTTTCTTTTGACTAGGTGGTTTGCCTGACTCAGCTACCTCTTGTGAGGTTACCTCAGCATTAGGATTAACACTAGCTGAGTACGCCAGGGACTCGTCAACGACCTTTTGATTAGTCGGCCTAGCATTAGGATCAGCTGCCTGTAAAAGCTCCGCAGAGGCACGTATAATACCTGCTGCCTCTGGATCAGTAGTAACATCAGCTCCAAAGGTTCTAGCTAGGTAGGACTGAACAGAACGAAGTAAGTTCTTTAACTTTGTAAATGCTGGACCCTGTGTAATAAAACTTTCAGTAACGTCACCGTACAGTAACTGTTGTATGGCAGCACGGCTGTATTCAGCACCGAACTGTGCGTCCGTCTCCAGACCTGAATAAACCTCTGCAATAGCTGTACGTTGTTCTGGTGTAAGGCTTTTGCCTAAGCTGGACATAAAGGACTGAAAGGCTTCGCCCTCTTTTTTGCCCTTGGCTTTTTGTAAAATAACCTTGGACATTGCTGCGTGAATCATCTCTTCACGCATAGCAGCAGTTATGTACTGTTGATCCTGTTGAGCTAGTGCTGTTGGGTTGTACTCAATAACGCCTTCTGAAGCGTTATACCTAGCCATAGGAATCCTATAGTTGGTTACTATGTCTACCCCTATCTTTCTGGATACAGGTAAAAAGTTATCCGTTATAAAATCATACAGGGTGTTTTGATTAAATGTACCCCCTGGTTCTGTCGGGGCAGCCTCAGCAATTATATCTTTAGATAAGGCTACTCCCTCTTCATATGTGCTAACTTCAGGAAATCCAGTAGGATCGTATGTGCCACCTATTCGTCCACCTAAGCGCATAAATATAACGTCAGGCTCTCCGTTGTTATATTTTTTGTATGTCTGAGTTGACCAGCCAGGAGGCTTTTGGCTAGGATCAAATTTAAGCCTAGCTACTGGAACGAATCCATAACTGGCGTATTTGTCAGGAAGAATGGTTTCAAACCCATTCAAAAACTTTACCTTGCCTGTCGATATAGCCATATCGAAAGCGGCAGCTACATCTAAGCTAGTAGCTTTTTTAGATTTTGTTACGCTTCCTACTTCTCCATCTGGAGATATAGACAGGGTTACATTAGCCCCAGGCCCTGATTCAATAACGATTAAATCATAGCCCTTGTATTTGGCTTCGCTTAATACATCTACCGAGGAGCCAAACTTGTTGCCCCTCTGGTTTCTTTTTGCTATAGCAGAGAACTGTTTACCGCTTAAAACGGAGCCTCTTTCAATAACTCCAAGGCTTCTTTTCGGTTCTTTGCCAGTCCCCTTTCTATAACGGACCTTACCTGAGAATCCTCGTAATCGATTGATTGCTCTTGTAACTTGTCTTCTTCGGTCTGATTCAACTGACTCGCTTTCATAAACCTCTCTGCGTCCTCTGGATTCGAGGAAATCAGAGATAACACTTGTTCTAATATACTCATCGTATTTCTTTCTATTGTTTGCTTGTGTTGTAAGTGATACAGCTTCTGGAAAAGCAATATCTCTTTGAACTAATCTCTCAGAGGCGAGAAAGTCCAGTATTAAATTAGCATCCGCTTCACTTCTAGTTGTTCCGTCAATCGGATAAAACACATTAGCGGGTTCATCGAAAGATGACTTTAAGGCACCCGCTGCTCCAGTCCAACCATTTTGATCCCATATTTTTTTCTCCCCAAACCAGATTACCGCTTGAAGATCGTCTGGATTCATATTTAGTTTTTTTGCAGCTCTACCAAATATTAATTGACCAAGTGCAAAATCAGGATTACTGACTGCGGTTTCTTCAGATGGTACTATTCTGGCCTCTGGCTGACCCTTGTAAATTATTCTACGTAAGGAACGAGCTGCCCATACATCGATGGTTGCTTCAAGAGATTGGCCATTTAAGTTCATTGCGAACTGAGGAGTCTTAGGTGTCATCCTGTTTGGACCTAACCTATCATCAAACCAAACTTGAGAAAGAGCTTTTAGGGCAGGATAAGAATTAGCACCATATAACTTTCCATTTTTTTGTTTAGGCAAAAGGTCATAATGTCTAGCTGCTGCTTGGAGTAACGCACTGTCTTTAGATTTTTTTATTAACTGCTCAGTATATACTTTACCGTCCGAATTTTTTGCTTTAATCCGTATAAGCAATTTCCCTAAGTCGCCAGCTTGTAATCTTCCTTTTAGCTCTAAGTACTTTTTAATTTTCGAATCAAACTCTCCAGCCTTAAACCTGTTGTAAAGATCAACGCTGTATCTAAAGTTTTGTTCGACTGCGGTCTGAGCAGAAGTAGTTCCTAACAAATGAGTAAACAGGTCACGATCCCCTCCAAAGATTTGATTCAATCTAGTCCTCATTCTTCCGTACCACCCCATACCAGCCGAGACACTTGGGTCTTTCATCATCTCGGTTGTTTCTTGAACCAAGTTATCGGCAAGTGCGTCTACCGCACCTGATTCAATAGCACTACTAAGTGCTTGCCTCTGTGGGTTATTTAGAACGTAGTGAAATGAGTTATAATTAGGAACGCTAGTGTCTTGAGGGCCTGGTCCTGAGTACCCTTTAATGAAAGGAGAATTTAATAAATTATAATCCTCTGTTGTAACAGGAGCAGCCCCTGCTGTTACTTCAGGTTGTTGCAAAGAACCAATAACTTGTTCCTCAGAGAATGGGCGATATGTAATATGAATATCGTCTTCAATTATACTAAGACCGTCTTCTCTTTTTTCTTGGGTAAGTCCTTCAACCTTTTTACCTGTTAGCTGTTCGTATTCTTCTTTTACTCCAAAAACATCCTTATGTATGATTCCGTCAAATCCTAATCTCTCTGCTACTCTCTTAGTAACTGGGGCATCAGCAGCAATGAACTGATCAAAGTAAAGCCCATCTTGAATAGCACTGTCTTCTAAAGAGAGGTTATTATCTAAATAATCATCGTATTCATTTTTAAAATCAATAAGGTCGCTGTATTCGTCTCTTATATTAGAAAAATCAAGAGGTCTGTCATAACCTGAAGTCGTAAATGAATCATCTAATCTAAATAAAAAATTACCCTTAGCTTCAGTTTCTCCTCTTCCCCTTCTTACCATATAGTTAATTAACTCATCAACCTCTTCTTTTGTAATGCCATCCTTACCTGTTACCTTTTCATTTCCGTATTCCATATACGCTAGATAATTTCCTAGCGACATAAGGTTTTCCTCCGCAGTAAAGTCCAAAGGCTTCTTCATTGAAAGAAATACAGGAGATACGGATGCACCTTCTTTAAAAGACAGACTTATATTAAACGGTCCACCCCTCATTGTTGAAGAATAAGTAGAAGCAACATCGGGTGAACTTGTAAAAGATGGGACTCGACCTCGGCCCTCTGTCTCGAACTCAATGTTTCTGGTTCCTCTATATACTCTTAGTGGCTTGCCTTCATTATCAACAACCGTTGTGTCTTTTAATCTACTGGTGAACTCCTTTGGAGTAAGACCAACAGCAGCAGCACCTGCGGTTACCTCAGGTTCTGTCTCAGGGGTAGGTGCAGGTTCTGGTTCAACAGGCCTCTGTACAACTATAGTACCTTTCCTTGCTGTTTTCTTTAGGGACTTGTTTGCTATCTCCTGTGCCTGTTGTTCATTGTCAGCCTCTACCTGAGTAGAAGCGGGTTGACCAGTGCTTTCATTTGTGTAGTTAACTGTAAAGGTTTGCCTTTCACCTTGTTCTTTTTCTTCAACTGCCTTTGTTTCTTTGGGTGTCCTGATACCTGCTACTGCACCACCAGCTCCACCAAACAAACCACCGAGTACGGCACCACCTACACCAGCAGCAACAATCTCTTTGAGGGCTTCATCGTTATCAAGTGGTAAACCAGCCTGGTAGCGTTCAAGTACAGTCTGGCCTATTTCTGTAGGAGCTTCAACAATACTTCCTCCACCAGCAGCAAGAGTTGCCTTTGTTAAAATACCACCCTGTAGTTTCATCTTAGGGGTACCTAAAAATTTAACACCCGCCCTAGCAACTGTAGCAAACACAGCATCAAGGGCTGACTGAGGTATAGCAGCAAGGGCAGCAGCTCCTTCATCTACTTCAACCTTGTAGCCTTTTTCAATAGCCTCCTTTTGACGTTCACGATTAGAACCATAGAAGTAAGGCATATTGGCTAAAAATCCTCCAGCAAATGTACCTATGGGTACTGTAAGTGGAGCCAATGGACCTCCAAGTGAACCAATTGCACCGCCGATTGCTGCTCCTGCTCCAGCACCAGCAAAGGTAGTAACCATCTGTGGGGCTGACTGACCTGCCAGTTCAGCAACGTAGTCAAATGCACCAGCTACACCTTCTCTGTCAGTAAGGGACTCCTGTTCTCTAAATCTTCTGGCATCTATCTGAGCCTGGTTTTTTGCAACTATGTCACCACCCATTTGTTGGAGGGACTCAGCATCAAGAACATTGCCTATACCCTCAAGGCTTGAACCATAGGCTTGTTGTAGGTTGTCAATGCCTTGAGCAATACTACGACCTATTACAGTACCTGGGTCCTGGTTAACTACGTACTCAGAAAAAGCAAACTGCAAAACATCTTGTTCGGATGCTCCATCTTTATGTCTAATAGTTACCTGTTCTCCGTTAGGTAATTTGACTTTGGATTCAGCCATTGTTTACTTTTCGGTTTCTGGGTCATTTACTATTTCCATTTGAAGATTTTTTAAATCCTCTGGCTTTGAAGTGGTTCTTTGCATTCTTGCGTACTCTTTAAAACCTGGCATATTCTGTACTTGTTTAGGAACTGGTACTTCAACCTTATCAAAAGGTCTTAGTGTCTCCTTGTTGGGAACTTTCATAAATGCTCCACCAGTTGTTTCATCAAATCTAATTTCTCCAAACTCAGGTCTTTCAAGTAAACGAGCTACTGATGTAATCTCACTGGCTGTTGGTGCATCACTTGAGTCACCTAGCTCCATAAGAAGACTCATTGCTGGTTTAGCTCCACCTAATGTTTTTACTGCAATCTTTGCGTCCTCAAGGGTTTCAATACCTAGTTGCATACCAGCCTCTGGGTTGGCATTAGCATAGCTAAGAACCATTTGTGCTGCGGATTCAGTCAATGCTTTTTCTTTTTTCTTTTCTTTGTTGGCTGCTATAGCGCCACCAATGGTAGCACCTAACTGAGCCATACCCTGTGCCTGTATGTTAGCAGCATTTGTAAATCCACTGAAGTCCAATGCACCTAGTCGTGGGTCAACCCTTGTTCCTGTTTGAAATGCCATATTATTTAATCCTTGTATTCATCCATTTACCTCATCATAAATCCACCAGCCACAGAACCAAGACCCTGCATAAATCCTCCAGATCTAGTTGCATCAGCCTGTGCCTGAGCGCCAAGTAAACCGAACTGATCGCTTTGACGTTGCATAGCCATATTAATTCCTACATTTGGATCAAACAACTGAGGTCCCATTTGACCAGCTGCTCCTTGTTGAGCCTGTCCAAGGACAGTACCACCTAAATTAATAGCTGAAGAAGGACGACCAAGGATAGTAGCTCCAAGGTCACCTGCTAATGCTCGGTTCATTCCAAATGCACCAGCACCAGCTTGTCTAGCCTCAGCACGTAGACCACTACGTACCTGTTCACGTCCAAGTAATTCAGATGCTATGGAGCTTTGGTCACCTATACGACCTCTAGCTAATGAACCAGACCTAGCTGCTTGCTCTGCCATTCTACGGCGTTCTGGGGATAGTTGTCCTTCACCCTCAGCAAACAATGTTTCGGCTTGCTGTTGAGCAAGTTCAGCAATTCCTGTGCTGTAAGGGTCAGCTGCTCTTTGTGCCTCAACAACCTGTGGAGCAAATTTTTCAAGGGCTGCTACATCATCCGCACGTTGTAATCCTAACTGTTCTCTTTGTAATGCACCTGCTCTTTGTGAGCTTTCTTCAAGTAAGTCAAACAGTCCAGGTGTTCCACCCGCTTGCTCAAGTCCTTGCATTTCTGCTTTAATCTGTGCAATACGAGCATCTCTGTTACCGCCAAGGGACTGAGATGTTTTATTTATTTGAGCATTATAAGCCCTAAGTTCTTTCTCGTAATTAGGGTTCCTAACTCTAGAAGTTCTGCCATCTCCACGACCTCCACGACCTGGACCACGACCACGAGGACCAGCACGACCTGTTCTTGTTTTGGTAATGAACTCCTGTGGTTTAGGACCAGCTGCACTTCTTGCAATTCGTGATGCTTCCTCGTCACTTACTCCACCAGTACCAGCCTCAAGGCCAGCTAGTTCTGCTTGTAGTCTACGATACCTTGGATCCTGTTTTGGATCACTAATACCTCTAGCCATTGTAGCAATATCAGCCAATTCTAAAGCTTGGTACTGAGGTCTAAATCTAGCCTCAGCAGCTAATAGTCGTTCCTGTAAAGCTGGATCAGTAATACCTTGAAAAGAACTAAAACCCTGACCAAATAGGTACTCACCCATTGCCTGACCAGCATCAATCTGTTCAGGCATTTCTATCTTTGTTCCGCCTTTGCCTCCCATAATACCTAGTTGTTAATTATTTTTTTAAAAAGTCTATTATCGTAGTTAACCCTTTTAGGAAAACCATTTCTGTATCTTAATGCTATTTTGTTTTTTTCAAGAACCTCTGGACACCTGCTAATAAAATCTAAAGTTAATTCTTTTAATGCACCTTCGCCTTCAGCAAAAAGGAACGCTAGAAATATACTATCTCCGTCCTCTCTGTCAGCCTCCCAGTTATTAATAAATTCCCATCCATCGTCCTCGTTGCAATTATACCACATAAAGACACCCCGAATAGAAGTATCCTCATTGTAGTGAACAATTAATGTTTGCTTCGCCCAGTGGTAGGCAACCATTAGACGTATTAGTTCTTTGTCCCAGTCCTGAAAGACCTTGCCGTTCTCGTGCTGAATGCAGAAGTCCACTACCTCATCCATAGCAAGGATGGCATTCTTTTGAGTACGATTCTCAAGAGCTACCTGTACGGACTGAAGTAAACGATTGTAACCCATTAGGACTCAAGTGCAGCAACCCTAGCTTCTAGGGATTCAATCTTAGTAAGGGTTTCTTGAAGGGCTTTGGTTAAAATAGCGGTCATATTTGCGTAATGCAAAGCCTCTGGTTGACCCTCTTTATTGTAATCAACAAATTCAATCAACCCTGAATAGTGTACTTCTTCTGCAATAAAACCAGCATAGGTTTTGTCTTCATCGTTTGCAATTGATTGGAATGAAACAGGACGAAGTTTTTTTACGGATTCAATGCCCTTATCGTAGTCCTTAATGTTTTTCTTGTAACGAGACGATGATGTACTTTTCTGTATTTGCCCATTACTGGCTATAAATAAATTAGCTGAATTACTGCTTGTAATTGGATAAGCATCACTTCCATTTTGGTGTCTAAGAAAAAGATTATTCGTATCAATATTCATACGTGCGCCACCATCACTATGGCTACCACCATATAACTCAATATTAGCGCCATTGCCTGGACCCTGAAAATAAGAAAGACTAGTTCCATCGCTATCGGCCCTAAAAAGAGTAGTGCCTGAATTTTTTATTTCGACCGTTTTATTTTCTTTTATATGTAAAATTTCATCGTCATCTATTTCAAAACTTATAGCATTGCCTGTATTAAAAACAAAAGGACTTCCTATATCTGCATCAACAGGGGTTAATATTGACAAGCTCCTACTAATTCCTCCTTGGGTAGTATTAAAGGCTGCTATGGTTTGAGATGTACCAGTTTTGCTTACGGTAATACCATCCGTTAGATTAAGTTTTGCAGAGGTAATACCGCCATCCTTTACAATAATTCTTGAATTAGCTGTGCCACTTGCATTTGTTGTCAAGGCGGTACTGCTATCATCAACAACGGAAGTGTCGAATGCTGAACCAGTTGCAATAGCATTTAGTGTACCTGCTGTTACCTGATCACCTGTAGTAAAACTTTGTGTAGTTGTTATAGTTGCCATTACTGTGCCTTTTCTGTTGAACGGAATGAGATAGCGCCATCAGCCTCAATAGCCCTTATCTTTGGTCGTCCTGTTGTATTATTAATTGTAAATTGTAAACCGTATCCACGCCTATTACCTATTCTACCACGGATGGATACATCCTCTGCTTCAGGTAAAGCGGAACCAACAAAACTACTTAATCTTCCTATATTAAGAGTTGCATCAGGGTTCTCTGTCTCAGCGGATATATCAAACTCAGAGGTATTAAATTCACTTGATTCAATATGCATATCAAATCTTTTCCAATTTTTTCTGTCCAAGGTTTGTAATGTATATTGGCGAGTAGTAAGAGAACCATTGACATTTATATTTTGTTCTGAACTGCCTACCTGTGTAACAACTTTATCAACACCATCTTCTCTTGCGTCCAGTTTCTGAACAGAGCCAAGATCATTGACTGCATAAACCCCTCGATCATTACCTTCGCCTACTACTAATAAGTTATTAATATGAAAATCTGTATCATTTACTTGGTCAATACTTTCCCATTGTTTGTTTAAAAAATTGTAAACAAGAATAGCATTATTTTTTGTTGCTGGTACAGTACCATCTTCGGAGTCCAAAGGCACAGCAATAAAGTAACGGTTATCAAAATAAACAGATACTGAATTATTCCAATAAGTTTTGTTTATTCTTTTTATTGTTACATTGATTGGTTCACTGAGCGGTGTTTCTGTACCACGTAAGTTGTACTCATCAAAGAACTGCGTACTGTAGACACCATTGTCAGAAAGAAATATAACTTGATTACCAACTTGCTGTACGGACTTACGAGCTACACAGCCTACCTCATTTGTAAGCAATCGTGTACTGGCTCCTTCTAATGTAGTTGTATTAGATATTAGGTGAATACTGTTACGATTGAACACCATTAGGTTATCTTCTGAGAAGGAGTGCAGGGCTACATTGAAATCAGCTTCACCTGCATTGAACCTGTACTGAGCGTATATCTGGTCATAGGTGTCCGTGTCCAAGATGTCAGATGCTATTATTTCATCCAGTATTCC